AACTGCCAGGGGTTGCCGAAAGAACCCTGGCCTGTGCCAAAGTGACAGTGCTGCCGGTTACCGCATAGTTGCTTGCCGTGGTAGACAATACCAGCGATTGCACAAGTGCGACGCTGGAGCCGGTCAGTGCATAACTAGCTGGCGTAATACTCAGCACCAGATCACGCTTGAGCGTGACGCTGGAGCCGGTCAGCGCATAACTGCCCGGTGTTACATCAAGCGGGTACTGGCCCGCAGCGCCTTGACCAAGGAGCAGGGGCAGCAACATGGTTTATTCGACCGTCAAAGTGTCAACCAGCAGTGCTGCGGAAAAGTCAGACAGAAACGTCGCTGGCACTTCAGTTGCCCAGACTTTAAAAACGCGCGATGAGTCAACGCTGAACGCGGCCCACACGTTGAAGTCTGAGCGGCCAGAAACCGGTTCTGTATAAAAAACATTATCGAGCGCAATGCGTCCTGCGGCCTTGTGCGCCAATAGTTCTTCGTATGAAACTGGTATCGTGATCATGCTTACTCCACGGTGAATGTGATTTCCCATGCGGTGTTACCCGCTGCGGAGTTGGTGACCTGTACGCACTTGATGCCTTGGTTCTGGCGCAGCAAGATGCCGTGCTGGATGCCACCCGTAAGTGAGCCTTGGATCGACTGAGGCACAAGCTCCAGACCACCCATAGACGCCACAATGATCGAGCCGGTGTTGGTTTCCTCACCAGACAGCGCGTAGTTCTTGATCGAGCTTCCGCTGGTGGTCGCTCCGCCTGTCGGTTTGCTGCGACAGGTGATGTCGGCATCGAGCGCTGTCTGCGAGGTGTCCGGCAGCCATGCGGTTTGCGCTGTGCCGCCAGTGCCAACGGCTGATGTGCGGAATAACTGCCAGTCGAACACGACACCGGTCACCGCCGTGGTGATGTTCGGTATCTGTTTGATTGATACGACGCGCACCAGCAATGCCGCATCAGCGTTAAAAATATCCCAGTGGATCGTGTTAGCAGCGGCCACATGCACTTGCGACGGGATGGCGTAAATGTATGTGTCTTTTGAGCCAATGATGTGACCAGACTCGCCAGCCATGCACACCACTTGATGCTCTTTAGCATTGATCAAATGAGTGGCGACCGTTGCCCCACTGCCTGGTGTAACGAGGATGCTATCGTTTGCTTGCATGGTTCACCTATGCGTAGAAATTCGGCGAGCGGTTGATCGTTGCCGCGCGGTCGATCTGATGATGCAGGTCGTGCGTCATCGCCCAGATGCTGCCGGGGAACGTATCATTGACATGTGACCCGCGCCGAAACGTCTCCATCAAAATCATCACGTCGGGCTCTATGTGAGTTGACGGAATGCCCTGTCCATCGGGAACTTCGGCGACAAAATGCGTGTTTGCACTGTTAGCCGGTATCGTAAAATCCAGTGAAATCTCCGCCGGTGTCGTGAATGTAATTTGCCCGGTACTGTCGTGACGTCGCGCCAGTGAGTAACGAAACCCCAGTCGCACCACGCCACTACTGTTATCCGTGCAGACAAAATGTAGATGCGGCAGCATTTCAGTGCCTAGCTTGTAATTATGGTTCACATGAAACTTGCCGAGCACTGCCAGATCATTAGTGTGGCTCAGCTCTGGCAGATAATAGCCATTCGCCCACTCGGTCAACGTTGGTGCGTCAGGCGCGCCCGCCTGAATATCCATCGGTGCCACCAGGTCTGCCCAGCCGTCCTGAGTTTTCAGGTCGAAGTGATCGATGTTGGCGTCGCCCTCTGCATTGGTCAGGCGACTACCTTTGACGAGGCGACGGGTTAAGGTCATGCCAGCGTGAACATCGTGCCTGGCGAGGCGTTGTTGAACTTGACCGTCAGCGTCTCGGTGTCGCCCAGCGTAATGCTGGAGCCGTAGTCAAACCAAGCGATGGCAGCGTCAGCGGGGCTGGTGGCCGTGTCGTTGTAGAGCACGGCGTAGCGGAAGGGCCCGATGCCACCAGCGGTTGCTGTGAATACCACCTGTGTGCCTTGCACCGTCGTTGTACCGGTGGTCTCTGATAGTGAGATAGTCGTTGCCGTTCCGCCTGCTGTGTAGCCGTTCGCTGCTGTCGGTGCGGGGTGATCGGTCGTGTTCCAGGTCGTTTGCGTGGCAACGGGCGCGGTGTTGGTTAAAGCAATCTTAAATGTGTGAGCGTCGAAGTCGTGAACGCCGCGCACAAACTGCTCGCTAAAATCCTGAAACTTGTTCCAGCTTGATGTTGCCATGGCTTACACCTCCAACAACTTGGCAGCTTGTGCCCTGGCTTTTTCGACGCGCGATTCGATGTCTTTGGCTTCTGACAACAGTGCATCGCGCTTTTCTTGTGCGATCACCGCTTGACTCTCTGCCTCAGCCAGATGCGCCTTGGCATTGGCAACCTGCAAATCAACATCGGACATAATCGACGCCACCCGTTGATTGGTCGATTCAATCAGTGTGTCGGCTTTGGTTTTGGCTTCTGCGGTCAATGTGTCAGCAACAGTTTTTGCATCTTTCTTGATGCGTGCTGATTCTGCTGTGGCATCGGCCAGTTCTTTCTTGGCCTGATCAATATCAGCACGCAATTGCAGCAATGTTTTGTCAGCTTCCGCCTGGGCCTGTTCCAGTCTGCCGGCTTTCTCTAGAGCATCGGCAACGGTCTGTAATCCAGCAAAGCCCGCCAGTAATCGCCGTGCGTCGTCTGCCGCTTTTAATAACTCGCTCATGATTATTCCTTGATAAATAAATGGACGCTGATAGCTGCGCCGGTGGTGCCGGTGACGCGCGGTCTGATGTAACAGGTCGCTTCGGTGACTTGCTCGATCTTTGCGCTGCTGATGTTTAGATCATTGCCCTGCGGATCGGTCAGCACGAACCAATTGTTACCGTCGTTGCTGCCCTCGATGATCAGCACGCCGTCGCCAAAATTGCCGGTCACCTGTGCTGATTTGTCGGTGTATTGAGACAGCGCCAGCGCATCGCCCGCATCGCCATTGGCCAGATTGGCCCACTGCACGACGACGGATTTAGTGTTGCCCGTCGCAATGCGGGTGTGATTTATAGTTGCCATTAGTTACCTCTTGAATGAATTGATGACCTTGCTGACCGGATTGTTGGCATCCAGGTCTACCGACGACAGGTCTTTTGCCATGCTGCCCATTTGCTGCATCGCCTCTTGCTGCTGTTGTGCCTGCATTGCCTGTGCGCGTTGCTGCCGGATCATAGCGACCTCTTTGCCGCCAATGATCAGCTGCGGATCGATGCCGAGTTTGTCGGAATACATATCTGCCCAGTGGTCAGCGTCGAATTTGTCCAGCACGTCGGGTTTGATGGTTGCCAGCTGACCGAGATTCATCACAAACCGGTCGACACCATTGACCGCAATCGCTTTTTGCGCCTGTGCTAGCATCGACACATACTCGACATTGAGATCGGCACCCGCCAATTCTTGTGGTGGTGGTGGAAGCATGTTTGCGCCCAGCAACCGCTCGAAGATGGTTTCCACCAGTGGATCAAGCAATTCGTTATTCAGCCGCTCGACCACCGGGCCCAGCATCAACATCTTTTCCTCATGCCGCTCGGCCACTTCGGTGGCGGTCATGCGAGTGTCCTGCTGGGTGATCATCATGAACACGTCAGCAAAGAACGTGGAATTGATCCGCTGCCTGACATCCTGGATGTCCATCAGCAGATTACGCAGATCGAGATTGACCTCGAACGCGGTTTTGATGCCCTGGGTTCCGGTGGTAGCGTCGTAGTAATTGACGCCGCCAGGAAATATCTCAATCTCCCGATGCTTCATGCTCGACGGCACTTGCAACGGTGGATTAGCTTGATAGTCGATCGCTTGCGATTTGCGGAATTGCTGCTGCTGCAACTGCTTGACATCGCCCAGCGCTTCCATGCCAGGTGAATAGCCATAAACATCGCCACTGGACACCGCCCAACGTGGCGCGACACAGGGGAACGACTGAAATCCAGACTCGCGCAGCGGCTTGTCGTCTTTACAACTGGTCTCGAAATACACTGATCGCCACGGCATGTTTTTGCCGTCTTTGCGGGTCATATCGCGCAGCTTGCGTGGCTCGATCACATGCACGCACTCAATCCAGTGATCCAGCGTGCCTTTGTCGTAGAGATTGCGCACTGTCTGCGAGCATTGGTTATAGCCAAACTCGCGCACCAGCTCGTCAACGGTCTTTTTAAACTCGCGATACAACGTGGTGACATCGCCCTTGAAATCGGTAGCGATGCAGTACTCGCCGACGGTCATCGGGTGTAGATGGATCACATTGTCGTAATCCATGCCGATAAACGCGGTTGCTGTGCCGAATGCGCCAAGCTCGTCATACATGCCATGCAAAACACGGTATGCGTTTGAGCGTGCCAGCACATCGGTGATCATGTCGGTGACAGACTGCAACCACTGTTTGACCGCGTGATTTTTTAGCAAATCCTGATCAGTCAGCGACAGTCTGAACCATGGTCTGGATGGCGATGTCATGCCCGACATCATGCCCGCCGACAGCGTGCGCAGTGCGCGAGTGCCAGTCGAGTCATAGATGCGATTCATGCGCTTGTTGCCGCGCACGCTCTGATCGTCACCGGCCAGATAACGCCCGTTATACGGCAGCAGGTGCTCTGATATATCCTGCCAATGGTCGAGCCAGGACGAGCGCTCTTGTTTCAGCGCGCTCCATCGCTTGCGAATTTGCTCTAACTCTCTCACTGGCCGAGCAGGGTTTTTTTGCTGAGATTGGGCGCTGTGGTATCACCAGCACCGCCAGACAACAGACTAGTCGATGGCGTCACCCCGCCCTGAGCGGTGTTGATGTCGCCGGTCTGTTTGCGCACAGCCGCAGCGTCAGGCACTTTTGCCAGTTGTGGAGGTGGTGGTGGAGGCGGAGGTGGCGGAGGTGATCCGCCGCCACAGAAAAACTGGATGGGCTCTAGGCCGAATCGGTAGGTTTTGATCATCGACTGCATCTCATTAAATGGATGCGGCGATGGTATGTCACAGCCTGATAATCATCCGCACTTGAAGCGGGTGCGGCATTTGACGATGTCGCGAATCGTTGATTTGCTGCAGCCAAATTTCTCGGCGGCTTGCAGATATGTCATGCGCTGCGGATTGTCAAAATCACACAGCTCGCGCACCAGGTCGACATCGGTATCAGACAACCGCGCCTTGGGATGATCCTCGCCGCTGATTTTTCCCTGGCCTCTTACTCGATGCAGCCAGTCAGGCCGATTGATCACTGACCAAGCAACAATCACCAGGTCAGCCGATTGCCTGCCGATGGTGACGCTACCGTCTGACAGCAGCAACAAACAGTCATAGCGATCAGGTGGAGGGTTTGTGCGTGCGCGTAACCAATCGATCAATTCAGCCTCGCAAACGGGTCGTGTCCGCGTTGTTGGTGGGTTTTGTTGCGTTGCAGCCCTAACCGCTCGACATCGGATCTGGGCGCAACCGGGAATGCAAATGTCAGCGCCAATGCGTCGGCCATATCGGGCGACGGAAGACCACGCTTTTTGATCTCCTCTTTGCTCTCAATCTGAATTTTGCCTGCCGTGTTGTAGAAATAGGTCGGTGCAGCCAGGTCTTGTTTGAGCCCGGTGTCATTCGGTATCGCACCGCCAGCGGTCAGCCAGTCACGAATCGCCCACCACATCTCAGCCCGTTTGTTGAGATAGCGCTCGTCAATCGGTTTTCCAGCAAACGCGATCTCGACCACGTCATGACCTAGCTGCCTGAGTCTATCGATCACACCAGAACCCGCCCCCGCATCGATAAACACCGCATCGGGCTTTTTGTCATCGATCACAGCAGCTACACGTGCCGCCAATGCCATGTTATCGATACCGCGCAGCACAATCGGCTCGTACATTTTCAGCCCTTGACGGATGACAATCACACTGCGGTCATCGCCAAACCGTGCTGGATCGACGCCCACAATCACAGGTGCGTAATACAAATCTTGGTTGCTGATCTCGATCCTCGATGCCTGCTCAACGTCAGTCAACGAAATCAACTGATCGTCGCCCGCCGCCGAGAAATCGCATAAATACTCGCGCTGGAACGATGTCTCGGCCATGTCTCTACGCAGGCGCTCGACCTCGTCGGCATCGATCGATTGCGTGTCGTTGATCGTATAGCGCGCAGAATGCCAATCCGGCAGCGCAGCAGACCGGAAAAACAATTCAGAAAATAGATTGATGCCGGATGGCGTGCCGATAAACAGCGCCCAGCCTTTTCGATCAGACAGTGCCGGTTGAATAATGTCTTGCCAGACTTCTGGTTTTATTTGCGCCACCTCGTCAACTACCACACCATCAAGACGCACACCACGCATCGCATCTGGGTTGTCGCCGCCGAAAATGCGGATCAGCGCCCCGTTTGATTTGATCTTGATTGATAACTCGGACTCATTAACATCAACCGCGCCAACCGCCACCAACGGTGCCAGCTTTTGCTTGAGGCGTGCCCAGGCGATGGCCTTGGCCTGTTTTAGATAGGGCGCAACGTAAAAAAACAAACCCAGATCGAGCTTGAACTGTAGCGCCTTGTCGATCAGCTCCATAATCGCCAGCTCGGTTTTGCCCGCCCGTCGATGAAGCGCCAGCACAGTAAACCGCAGCCGATCACGATGACATTGTTTCTGCCAATCGCGCGGCTCATAATCAAGTCTAATGTTCAATGCCGGTTGTGACATTGATCACCATTTGGCCTTCGACTTTTGCGTTGATGTCCTTGGGCAGTATCTTTCCTACCAGGCCCATAAACGCGACCGGGTTTTCAATCGCCTGCTGCTCAAGATACTTCTGACCGCCGACCGCCGACAACGCGCCCTCGATCATGTCTTTGATCGCCTTGGTTGCTTTGTTGGGCACACCTTTTCGGTTTCCGCCGCCGGTCTTCGGCAGCCCTTTTGGTCTACCAGCCATATCTCACCAAATCCCAGTTTTAGAAATTAAACACAGTTTAATTTTAACCCAAACATAATCAAATGCTAATGTAAATGTTTATTGTTGCTTTACTTTGCTTTTCAACCGTTGCACCTCGCGCAAACGAGCATACGCACTCACCGGACTAGACTTGCTCCAGCCCTTCACGCCTTTGTGCTCGGCAACCCACCAGCCTTCCTGTCTTTTAATGTGCGGCTTCTTCATTCGCCAAACCACAACAGAAACATCAAGCAGCAAATCGCATGTGCCGCATGTGGCAAGCCGCTGTCTTCATCCAACCACTGACCATCGTGCATCGCCGACAAATGCCGCATTGCCGCATTGCGATAGCGTCGTCGTGGCTCTGATACATGCTGCCAGTTGTCTCTGCTGTAAAGCCTCGCCCCGAACTCCAGCACCCTGATTACCGGGTACAGCGTTTTTTCGATGCTGGGTAGCAACGACCAGTCGGGTTTCTCTCCGTCAAACTTGCGCCCCAAGATGCTCTTCAATGTCTCCATGCGCTCAGTCATCTGATAGTCCATCAGTTGTTTCGGTAGATTCCACAGATTTATCGGCCCAAATTTCACCCAGACCTCGCGCGACGATCATGACAAATGCAACCGGCATAGCCAGCATATAGACCAAAATGACAACCAATTTCAGCAACAGGCTAATCATCGTCGTCAAACCACATTTGTAACAAATCAAAAAACGCCAGCGCACCGACACACGACGCAATGAATGCCACATCAAATACCAACTCGCTCATCGCATCACCTCGGCAAACACCCGACGACGCGCCTGGTTTATCTCAACACCACCATCGATCAGCATAATCGCCACACGTTCGCCGAATGCCTCCTGCTGTGCCTCTGTTGGCCTTTTGCCGACGCGGGCGCATTGCTCGAATAGCCAGTCTATGTCTTCATCGTAATGCTCTTGTGAGTTGCTCATTGAATGCCCCTGCTGGCCGTAGCGCCAACCTGCCCGCAATACTGCCCTTTGCCGGGTGCGTTATACATAGCGTGATCAGGCACCGGCTGATGTCGTGTCCAGAGAATCTGACCTATTTTCATGCCGGGTTTGATGCGCAACGGAAACCGGCTGACGTTGACCAGCTCCAGCGTCAGATTACCCGACCAGCCAGCATCAATATGCGCAGCATAAAGATGTTCCAGGCCCGATCTCGCCACCGATGATTTCAATTTAAACCCACCGGCCAAATCGTTTCGTTTAGACAGATCAAACCATTCCAGCGTCGATGCCAGCAAAAACTCACCAGGCCAAATCACATAGCCTGACCTGTCCATTTCTCGACGGATCAGCGGAATAGTTTGCTTATCCGCCAAATCGATGGTGTTGCTGACCACATCCGACAAATCTTGAATCAACAACGTGTTGCCCAGCCTGACATCAATGCTGCTTGGATTGACGTTCTCGATGGGTGCATTCAGCACGCCAGCATTTACGATTTCTTCAACCAATTCTGTGTAGCTTAAAAGACTCATTGCATCCTCTAAACCAAGTGATTGCGAATCAGGACATTGAGTGACTCAAACGGAATGTCATCGTCAAATGCCTCGCTGTAAACATCGCGCTCCTGCTGCTTTGGTTGTGCGTCCTGCCCGCCTGACTGCTGCCCACCGGATTGCTTGCCGTCCAGCATCTTCATGTCTTCGGCGATAATCACTGTGCGAAACTTCTTTTCACCGTCTTTTTCCCAAGACTCGGTTTTGATTCGGCCTTCCAGATAAACCTTGCTGCCTTTTTTCAGGTAATCGCCGCAAATCTTCGCCAGCGCACCAAATGCGGTGATGTTGTGAAACTCGCTTTCTTCTTTGCGTTCGCCGTTCTTATCTTTCCAGCGTCGATTGGTTGCCACCGAAAAATTGGCGATGCCGTCGCCAGACGACAGATAACGCATTTCAATGTCGCGTGTAACATTTCCAATCAACTGCACTTTATTCAGCATGGTTTTCTCTCTCTTCGTGGTTAAAACGTGAAATTCTCACAAACACCGATCCAGGCTTTTCAACACCCATTCGTGTGATTTTTAATTCATCAATCTGGCTGTCATCTACCCAGACGCCTGCATGTGACAAGCTGTCCAAAATGGCTTTTGGCAGGTTATCTATGTCTCGTTTACGCTTGTCCGGCATGTATGCATCGATCTCGACCGACAACCGACAATTCAGCGGTATCGTTTTCGTGTGACGGGTACACTGGCAAACCGTTTGGCGGTATTCGCGCCCCGCTTTGCTGATCAATACTCGGCCTTTAACACTACGCCAGTAAGTATTGATAGTTGGCGGGTATGGCAATTCGTAAAGCCTCACAGATAACCCCTATCGCATGCTCGGATCATCGACACTTCCCACCACTCTAAAAACTGTGCCCGCTTCTCAAACTTGTCGCCTTTGCCCTGATCGTGTTCGTGATGGCACTGGTTGCAAAGATAAGCGCCAAAAAGATCGTGCGCTTTGATGCCCTTGCCTTTTCCGTGGATCAACTGGTTGCTATGCGCCCAAACAATCGTGCCGTCGTTTATGCCGCAGTTGACGCACGATTCACCATTTGCGCTTTGAGTGAGTTTTTTGTTTCTATACATTCCAACGATCCTGCGCTGTAAACATAATCCCCAATTCTTGCGATCCCCAGGCCATGCAGCGTGTCAAATACTCAGCATAACCGCGCACCGTCAGCCGTGTCGTACTGCCGACGAGGATGCGTTCGCCGCTGGGTGACTCTGCCCACTTTTGGTATCCATTCAACGTGATGCCTTCTTCCGGTGTCTCCGGTAAATGTTCACGCTTCAAGTAGTCGTGCCAAACATCACCGCTAAACCGCCGCCCTTCAATCCAGCCTTGGCTTACAAAGTCGGCAATCATCCCTGCCCAGGCATAGGCGTTTTGTTCGCGTGTTCGCTTTTTGGGCTTCTCACGAATCACAATCTCGACACCAAACGGCACATGTAACAACGTGGCTATCGCTTGTTGCCGTTGCGTTTCGCTTGCAACCACGATGGTTCTGGTTTCGTACATGGCCTTAATTTCCCATCCCAAAACGACTTTGCTTTCGGTAGCTCGCCAGATTCGACCGTGTGGCCGTCGGCAAACTCAATCCGCATGTACTGCGGCTTGCCAAATGCTCCAAGCAATTCAGCGATGTCTGGAAGCTCTGTCTGTATGCGCTGCCAGTCGCGTTGTCGCTGCTGTTTTGCATCGTCGATTCGCTTTGCGGCTTCTGCGGTTTGTCTCTCAAGAAAGTCACTCTTCATACCCTCTCGCCATGCTTACCCAACGCATCGTGTCTTTCTCAAACAAGCACATGATTTTTGCCATCGATTCGCCATGTCTGTTCTTTTCGACAAGGATCTCAGCCGGAGCTAGTTCGTTGTCTTTGTCACGGTAAAGCATCAGAATTTGATCGGCCTCCTGCTCAATAACGCCTGAATCCCTTAGATCAGACATCATCGGCCTGCGCTCTGCTGCTGCTCGATTGAGCTGTGCCAGCACCATCACAGGTATGTTTAGCTGACGAGCAATGTTCTTGATCCCTGTCGCTACTTCACCTACATCGATCACCTGATTCCCGCTCGACTTTGTTGCTTTGACTCGCGTCAAGTAGTCAATAACGACGAAATCAAGGCCACCGTCGATCATCCACGCTTTGCATTGCATAGAGACATCGGCAATGGTTACGTTTGGCTTGTCGTAAATTCTCAGAGGAAGATTGGTCAGCCTGTTCACCGTAGACGTGAGCAAACTCCAGTCTGAATCGCCAAGGCTTGCATCGCGCAGTCTGTGCCCGCTGATTCCGCTATCCATCGCAGTGAATCGCAGCATGACCTGTGAAGCCGACATCTCCGTAGAAATAAAACCGACTTTGACTCCAGACTTTGCCATGTTCATCAGAACTGTAGAGGCAAATGCTGTCTTTCCAACTCCTGGTCTTGCACCTACGACGATCATGTCTGACGGGTGCATTCCGCCTAGCATTGAATCGAGATCATACAGCCCTGTTTTTAGGCCAATGCCGCCTTTATCTCTTTCTTCAAATGTCTCTTCAAGTCGATCAAGGAATACCCCCATCGCGTCCTTCATCGAAAATTCGTGACGCTTTGTTTCGCTAGTGGACGCCTTCAGCGTGGACTGCATCAGCGTAGACACAACTTCATCAACCGAGCCTCCGCCAGCAAGACAACTCATCGAGCTTTCAAGAGCGCAACGCAAAGCATCTGCCCGCCACATATCACGCAATCCAGCGATGTACTTCGGAAAGTTGCCGACTGCGCCGTGACTGTTTCTTACAACGTCGATCAGTTCGTTACGGATGCTCTGGCTTCGCATTTCCTCCGCGACTGAGAAGATGTCGATTTCTTCGCCACGACTGGAAAGCGTGAAAAACGCCTGAATTACCCCGCGCCATTTTGAGAACCACTCGACGTTGATGTCATGCTTGCTGAATGAATCAGGGCTGCGTAAGACAATTGCCACAATGGCTTGCTCGTAATCTTCACGCTTGCTGATTGCACTCATGCCCTTCCCCCAACGACCTTGTAGCCAGCCGTGTGATCCTTCTGCTGCATAGCGACTGGAGCCGTAATTGCATCCTTCCAGTCCCATACAGCACGGAATCCCTGCCAATTGCGCTCGATAGAAATTCTGATTGCTTCGGAAATATCTATCCCGGCCTTACCCGCCTCCCGTTGAAAGCCCTCAAGGCACGTTTGGGTAATCGGTGCTGCCTTTCCATCCTTGCCGCAGTGCTTGCGGTGCTGGATAAAATCTTTTGCTAGTTGCCCATCGATGCCGAAGGTTGATAGTAAATTCTCGATGTCCGATTTTCTTGCATTGCGTGTTTGCGATTTTTCGCTAATAAACACGTTAGTGTTTATATCTTTATCTTTATCTTTATCTTTATCTGTCGTGACATTTCGTGACGGTGCGTGACATTCTTTTTCAAGAAATTCCTTTTCGCGCTCTCTTTGCGCTCTTTTCCGCTCTGATGCTGACTTTGCGCCAGTTTCTGAGCCACAATCTTCGCGTTTTGGCTGGCGTTTTTCCCATCCAGTTAAACGGAATCCATCCAGAACTCGCCCCTGCATTGCCTCAAAAACAACCGATATTTCTTCCTCTGTCACGTCTAGTTGTGACGCAATATCTTCTAGCGTGACATCAGCGTGACCGCGCGTGACATTTCGTGACGATGCACAAAGAAGCGTGACATAAACCGAAATAACCAAAGAAATAGGTTGCTTTGATATGCGCGCAATCGTCCTCCATTTTGGATCAGTTGGCATGTCATGCCACAGTCGAAGCCATTGGTTTGACATAACTAACAAATCCTTTCTGCAAGCTCGGCTAACAGCAGATCAAGGAATTTAGATATGTCCTCATCATCGATTTGAATGATGTGCGGCTTCTGATCGAATTTGCCTTGCATGATTGTCAAAACCTTGTCTTTGTACTCAATCAACGTCTTTGGCCTTTCTTTTATTGATTGCATTGTTATCACTCCAAACAACCTCTGCTTAAAGTAAGTGGCAACGCGGCAGAGTAATCGCGCTTTCGGGAGCTACCCTAGCCACTTAAATCGTTAGGCCACCAAGTTAATGATTGTCTTTTCCCAATACGGCACTCCCTAGCCTCGCCACGCTTCACGCTGACGATCTCAGGCAATCGCCTAGCGACCATAAAGCGGTCGATGCCAGCGGCGTCTGCAAGCTCTTTGCTAGTCAATCCTGGGAAATCTGCAACAGCTTTTGAAACGATCAATCTCTGATTGCTGGCAATTCCAGTTGATTCGACGTAATCGCCAGCCATGTGCGATGTGATTGGGTCTGTGTTTCGTGCGTTGATCATCAATCGCGCCCTGAATCATCAAATTTGCGCCCTGTCAAAGCGCCTGGATAGTGATTAACCTTTATCTGGGCCATTGCACCGTAAAGGTCATGCAGAATCAGCCAGCGAACGTAATCTGCCTTGTTATCAAAGCCACGCGCCCGATAAGTGATAAGCATGTCCTCGTACTCCTGATCAGACAGCTTGGTTTTGGCTTCGTGGATGCGTTCCATTTATGCGGATTCCGGGTAGATGTCTGGGCGAAGGGTGTGTAGGTCTGCACCATGCTTTTTAAACAGCTCAACGGCTAGGCTTGGCGGTATCGGCCGCTTGCCTATTTCTATCTGGTGCAAAAACTGTGGAGATATGCCCATAGCAGAGCAAAACGCAGTCTTTGTTGGATAAAGAGAAATGAATGTTTCGATCATGCCTAAATTAAAGCACAGCTTGAGTTCTGATGCAAAGCAAAGGTTGCTTCTTTTGCCATTTATAGCAATGGACAATGAAGTTATGACTATTCAAGAACGCATCAAAGAAGCGATAGACAGCATGGGGCGAGGCGGGAAAACCAAACTTTCCAAAGAATGCGATGTCACAGCGCAAGCAATAACTGGATGGATAAAATACGGAAGAGTCGATAAGTCCAATCTGGCTGTGCTAGCAAAATTATCTGGCTACAACTTTTTATGGCTTGCAACCGGAGAAGGCTCAAAGATCATCCATGAAACATCAGGTTCTCTCGTTGGCAGCGATGCGGTTATCAAGCCGCTCATCGACGCCGAAGAACACGGCTTCTTGCCGATTCAGCATGCCGCGCTGATCGTCAAAGCTGGGATTGATGGCTTTACCGTGGATCATATAGACGACATGAAGCCGCCTATTTTTTTTCGAGAAGATTGGTATCGAGACAACGGCTACAAGCCAGAGCGAATGCTGGCCGTGTCGGTGTCTGGCGAGTCGATGTGGCCTAAAATGTCGCCAGGCGATGTGGTGATTATCAACACCGCGTCCACTCAACCCAAAGACGGCAAAGTATTCGTTGTCAATTACGAGGGTGAAGTGGTTATCAAGCGACTGGCCCGCGACGCCGGGCAATGGTGGCTAGCATCTGATAACCCCGACAAGCAGCGCTATCCAAACAAACTCTGTGCTGGTGATTACTGCCTGGTCATTGGTGAAGTGGTTTATCTGCAAACGAATTCCATCTAATAAAGCTACGCATAAATAAAAGCCCCTTAACTGGGGCTTTTTTGTGCCCATCGATCCCGTTTCGTACGGGATTTTTTTTGCCTGGTGAAAAAAAGTTCAATCTACACTTTACTTTTTAATAAAGCAGTGCTTTAATTATTCCCGAAGTCGATGCAAGGCTTCATGGTAGACCTCCTTGTTGTGAAGCTCCATGCCCCGGTGCAGTTCGCCGGGGTCTTTTTCAGGCAATCGATCAACGCATTACGGTGTTTTGATCGATTGGTTGCCGGTGTCCTCTCGCACCGCAAAAAGACGGGAGTCAGTTAATACCTTACCCACACCAAAAAGGTGGCAACCAATCATCCTTTTAACCTTCCACCGATGCGCTTTGGTGGGGCTAATAGGGATTCTAAATTGACAGCCGGGAAAGACCGGCGCACTCCATGCGGCCTTGCTTCATGGTTTTAGCTCTTTTAAACCCATTCATCAACCTACCGGACGATGCACTGGGCCTGCCTCAAGGCAAATTAAAAATGACTTTGGGCCCCGTTTCAAAGCAAATGGGCCAGCCAACTTCACTGCGGGGCTGGGAGCGGCAAGGAATGGATACGCAAGGCAAAGCAAAGCAAGGCAACCACTTTTTATAGGAACACACCAATGGCAAAAACAAACACCGCATCGGACACAAGGCTGGAAGTCGTCAAACGCCGCGTGAGATTGCGCGGACTGCAACCGATTATGTTCGACCGCTACGCGGGCGACAACAAAACACAACTGGCATGGCAAGACAAAATATACCTGAAACCCAATACAAACCGCTTGGTTTTGCCGACAGTAAACCTGTCGTCTTTCTTGAGCGCACACAACACCAACAGCGCCCCCAAACGACTGCGGGACAAACGCGCTTACAAGGACATTTGCAACGCATGCCTGTCGTTTGTATCGATTGAAGCGACAGACGGCGGGCAAGACATCGCCTTTTTGCGCGACGACCAACCGATTGAAGTTGGCAGCTTTGGCGACTCGCTGGATGCAACCAGCGGCATCTACCTGCATCGATCGGTCGCACGCTTAGAAAAAGGCATCCCAAACCCTAAAGAGCGCCCGGTGTTGCCGCTGCCGTGGGCGCTGGAGTTTGATTTAACCATTTATCCGAACAGGGAGATCAAGGAAGCCGAGATCAAAAACCTGTTTGAAGAAGGCGGCCTAGCTATCGGCCTTGGCACCTTTCGCGGCGTGTTCGGCAAGTTTGTCGTTGACGCCTGGGGATGATTTTTTGATTTAGCGGCTGGGCGGGGCATGGCATGGCGCGGCAAGGCTCGGCTCGGCTAGGACCGGCAAGGCAAAGCAAGGCAAGGTTTTTATATTTCGCGGGATTGGCTCAACGGTTGAGCACCAGCCTTCCAAGCTGGCTACAGGGGTTCGACTCCCCTATCCCGCTCAAACAACAGGAGATAAAAATATGAATCTGACACTCACAGCACAAGAAAAATTATCAATCAGCATAGCCAAGGCCGACATCGAACTTCGTGAAATCGAAGCCCGCAAACGCGCATTGAAGCGTTACCGCAACGACCAGGCACGTCGTCGAGAAAACAGAATCCTGTTGCTGATCTGTTTGTCAGCAGCAATTTTCTCCACCATTCTTTTCAGCGTAATTGAATCTGCAATAGCCGAAGAAGCAGGCGCTAAACAAGGCCCGATATTAGCCAAATCTGAAATGACAAAGGCGCAGGTTAAAGCCTTGAACGTCATTCCATCAGTTAGTGAAAAACACGGAGCAAAGAAATGATTATCGGTGCAGAACCAACACGCTGCCGATTCATGGAAAGCATCCGACTCGCCAAAATGCAGCTTGATAGAGCAGAGCTGCGCGAACTGGAGCGCGATATGCGCATCGAGAAACGCGCAAGCGAGTTACTTGACCGTAGCTATTCGCCACGCGACCCAATCAACATTGCTGAAGCCATGGGGGAATTCAGCTGCACTGATGAATTCACCAGGATGGTGCTTGATAAAAACGCCGCGCAACTTGGCGAAAAATTGATCGAGTTTATCAACGAATACTGGACAAAACTGGCATGGAATCGCGCAGAAACTGAGGAACTGTCATGAAAAAAGCATTAGTTAAATCGCTTGTTAAACGCGCACAAGCTCAACGCGCACGAATTGACTACCTAACTATTGGTAGACCTCAAAGATCGTCTAAGACGTATCTTGAAGCATTTGCATACGCCTACGCACAGGGCGAGGGCCACGTCCATTACGAATGGAGTGCTTTTTAATGTGCATCTACAAACAATTACAAGCGGCAAGGGTTGATCTACTTGCCGCACCGCTAAAGAAATCGGGCAAAAACAAGTTTGCTGGCTATGAATACTTCGAACTTGAAGACTTTTTGCCAACCGTTCAAAAGATATTCGCCGCTCACAGTCTGTGTGGCGTTATGTCATTCAGCGCAGACACAGCAAAACTGGCAATACATAGTGGATCAGAATTGATCGAATTTACTGCACCGATGGCAACCGCAGAACTAAAGGGGTGCCACTCTATTCAAAACATGGGCGCGGTTATCAGCTACATGCGCAGGTATCTGTACATGCTGGCACTGGAAATATGCGAACACGACGAGCTTGATGCAACAACGGGTAAAGATAAGCAAAAAACAGCGCCCGACAGCGATATGCAAAAGTATCACGCAATGCTTACACGCTGCGCGTCAATCGCCGAATTACAAGCCACCTGGCAAACGATACCTAAAAATCTACACCATTCTCTTGGACACGTTAAAGACGCGATGAAAACGCAATTACAGGAGGCAGCATGACGCATCTATATGACATCGCCGACAACTACAACGCTGCTTTTAATGCAATGGCTGCAATCGATGATCTGCCTGAAGATGTGATGATCGACACGCTAAATGCAATCGAAGACGAATTTAAAAACAAAGCCATAGCGGTTGCAGGCTATTTCAAAAACATCGATGCCGACATTCAGGCAATGAAAGACGCCGAAAAAGCGATCAAACAAAGACGGCTTGCAAAAGAAAAGCACGTCGAATGGATGAAAGGTTATTTATTGCGGAACATGGAAGAAACCGGCATTACAGTCATTGAATCACCCTATTTCAAAATCAGCATTTCCAACAATCCTGAAAGCGTAGAAGTGATTGATGAAAACCTGATACCGGCAGAATTTATAAACTGGACTTCAACAGTCAACAAATCAGCAATCAAACAGGCAGGTGGTTGCCCTGGTGTTGAGATTGTTAGAAACAAATCGATACGAATTAAATAGGCTATTCGGATTTTAGTGTGTTTTATGAGTGAGAGTATTGTTCACCGTCCTGTAGCATGGGCGTTGTTTAGTAAGGAAATTATGCCATCTGGAACCGCCTACGCAGTAAGGCGGGTTGAAATTGAGCTTGCCCAAATCGAAGCCGACCTCGATATACAAGATGCCGAAATAAAACCGCTTTTTACTGATGCTTTTACATCGATAGAAAGGGAAAGATGGCAAACGCTTGAGCGTATTTGTGCAGGTGTTACACAAGACGCAATTGACGGCGGCTGGACAGTGATTGGGATGATGAACTATGCAAAAGGTCTTGAGCGTAAAATACAGTCACTTGAATACCAGTTTAAACAACTATCTGCACTCCATTCTGCAACAGTAAACGCTTTAGCAGACGAGAGAAGCAAATCATGAAAGACGACTCCATCAAACCATGCCCTTTTTGTGGCAGCAAAGCCGATTACGACTTAGATAAGCAAAGCTATGGATATTTCATAGCTTGCTCAAAATGCCACTGCTCTACACCTTTAGTGTTTTCATGCGGAGAGCCGCCTGGCCCTGTCTTGTTGGGTATATGGAATCGCCGGATTGGAGCTGCTAATGCTCAATCTTGAATGGTTAAAAGAGATCGAGGTTATTAAGCACGATTTCGCTTACGAGATCATGGCTGAATCAACCAGGGACTCGTTGTTCTGCCACCACTGTTTTAAGTTCGATGTAATCGGCCACGGCATCAAAAAGCAGCTTGTGAACGACACGCCCATGCACGGTAAGAAAGTCGTTATTAGGGTGCTCAGAAAGCGATTCCGATGCAAGGACTGCGGCAAGACATTCATGGAAGAACTGCCCGATATTGACGACAAGAGGCTTGCTACAAAGCGTTTAGTGGAGTGGGTTAGCAAACGGGCCATAGACCACACTGATCAAGATGGAAGAAGATGGAGAATTTTAACCGTGCAAACACGCTATGTTCCGAAAAGCCATTAAATAATGGCAGGCTTAAAACTTTTTGACTTCGGCACCGAATTAAACCGCGCCCGCGCCCACGGCAGCGGTACGGCGACGAAGATAGATTACAAATGCTCAGAATGCGGCAAGCATCGCGCATCAGGCAACCACAAACGCTGTAGCAAACAGAAACAAAAAAAAGGATTCAAACCATGATGCCAACACCAAACAGATTCTTAGCATCACACCGTGACATCGATTTCCCGGTAATGCTGCAACAGATACTCGATGCCGGGTATCAACAACAAGATATGTGCCGGATCATCGGCAGAGGGCAAACCAGCGTATCCAAATGGGTATCAGAAAAATCACCCACGCCAGACACGTTTGATGAATGCTGGCGACTGATCTGCCTGTGGTTTGCATCGCAATGCTTCGATCAAGACGATCTGATTTCAACACTCAACAAACTACCTCTCAAATGATGAAGCCACACACTGGAAAAGCGTATGCCGTCCTTGATTAACTGCATCGATTGCGGAAATGAAATTGTCGGCAAGCACTGGCGACGGGTTAGATGTGCGCCTTGTCGATATAAGCGAATCGTGTTTTTAGAAAAGTTGAGACTGATGAAATTATGAGAATAACTATAGAAACAATCACGCCTGAAATTGCAGCTAACATGCTGAAAGGGGACAACAGACCGCTATCAATCAGGGTCGTTGATAAGTATGCGGTTGATATGAAAGAAGGGAAGTTTGCGACAACTCATCAAGGCATCGCTATTGGAAAAAACGGAGATTTATTGGATGGCTTCCATAGGCTGAACGCTATTATAAAATCAGGCGTAACCTTGCAATTGCCTGTTGCATACGACGTTGATAACTCCTTATTTTCGTCAATTGACATTGGTAAGCCACGATCTCCCTATGATTGTCTAAGCATCAACGGTTTTAAAGGAGACGCCGCCAAATCAGCTGCCACTGCCGTATCGATGATAATAAATTTCAAGACAAATGGGTCTATACATAGGGCTTTACCCGTTAAATGCGGTGGATCAGCTGAATTTGTTATGAAATTTATTAAAGAAAATCCAAAATTAAAGGATTCATTGATCTATTGTGCGACTCTCAGAAAGCATGCGTCGCTTCTACAGTTAAGCGCATTAGGATTTTTGCACTTCTGTATACAAGAACACCACGATGATGCAGACGAATTTATTCATAAAGTAATGACTGGCGACAATGTATCAACGAAAAGCGTTATCTATGAACTTAGAGAACAGTTAATAAGATGCAAAACAAAAACAACAGTTATAAATTATGCAGCAATGATAAAGCGAGTTATCAAAGCTTATAGGATATACACAGACGGTGACTCGCTGACGGACAACAAACAGGCGCTAAACAGGATAAGACAAGACTCGATTGTCTCTTTTTTCTAAGTAAATGCAAATTATGAAAGTAACGCTACTAGACCACACCGCCGACCCGGTGAATAAGATCGGTGAAATGGCATCTATCTGCTACGACAGCAACACCGACCGCACCAGCAACATCAAACGCGCGACACACTGCAAAAGCAAGGGCCACCTGATGACTATGCGCTTTGCCTATGCGACGTTCAACGTGTCAGGCATCAGCCGGGTTTGCAGTCACCAGCTTGTACGCATGGCGCATGCAGGCATCCTGCAAGAGAGTCAGCGGTATGTCGATCAGACGGACTACACCGTCGTACATCCTCACAGTGTATTGGTAGCAGACGAAGACACGCGCAGGGCTTGGGCTGCTGCGCTTGGAGCCGCGAGCCATGCGTATCAAACCGCATTGAAAAACGGCATCAAAAAAGAAGACGCCCGTTACATCCTGCCCCAGGCATGTACAACGCAACTCAACCTCTGCCTTAACTTCCAGGCGTGGCGCGACATGCTCAACAACCGCACCAAGCCAGCGGCACAATGGGAAGTGCGCAACGTCGCCTTGGAAATACAGCGGCAATTGCAAGAGATCGCGCCGGAGATATTCGGATGAATAAAGAATTCGCACTAGATTTAATCAAACTACTTTCAGCCCTGGAATCGTGGGGCTTTTTAGAAGGAAAGAAACTGCCCGATTATCTATTCGATCAGATCAGCGACAAGGTTTGTGAATTGAGCAAGATTGTTTTAGCGGAATAACACCATGAAAACGCCAGAAGTCCTTTACCAAAAGTATGGTGACCAGCATGTTCTGCTCGAACAGATTGCTGCTGATTATTACGGTGTCAAAGACGCGGCCACGGTAAAGCGCATGTTTGGCAAAGGCGAGTTCAACGAGATCAAGCCGTTCAAAATGCGCCAAAGCAACCAGGCTCCGGTCTTTGTTGACATCAACATCCTCGCCAACGTGCTCGATCGCAGAGCTAAAGATGGTGTTGTGGCTTAGATGGCGCAACACGGATAATCAGCTAAACTTTGAACTCTAACAATAATAACGAGGTGTAACATGAAAACACTATTAACCTTTGCGCTGCTTGTTATGTCATTTCAAGCCAGTGCCGATCAATATGTAAACGGCTACACTCGCCGTGATGGTGGTTATGTACAGCCGCATTACCGTACAGAGTCAAATTCAACGACATACGACAACTACTCAAGCCAAGGCAATGTAAACCCATACACCGGGCAGCCAGGCTACACACCAAACGCATTCAGCCAGCCGCAGCCGCAGTACATGCCACAAGTTCAACCGTCAAATAGATTTTTCAGCAATCCGTACGACCGCTAAGTTATTTGACACACCCCGCCCCAACTGCTAGTCTTTCACTCGGAGCTTCGAAACTCCATCCAAAGCGGATTCCGCGCCCGAAAGACTAGCGGTTTTTTTATGCCTGCCATTTTTCATCATATTGCCGTCATCGGCAAAATGATCAGATTTGTGGCGGGAGTGCTAGAGAATATCCAATATCTAGCGCAGCTCTTTGGACTGTTTCGAAGCTCCTGCCACTCCCTTAACTGGGTTAATTCGAAAATCATCCAAAGGAGACAGTCAAATGACTACTCAAGCCATCGCAGTACCATTCCACAATCAATCCCTGACTGCTGCCATAATCAATGATTTGCCGCACGTTGCATTAAAACCAATCTGTGACAACATTGGGCTGCAATGGGAAGGCCAGCTTCAAAGAATTAAGCGCCATCCAATACTTAGTGCAACCATGTGTATGACACACATAGTTGCCGAAGATGGAAAATTGCGCGAAATGGTCATGCTTCCATTAAAGCTGTTAAACGGCTGGCTCTTTGGTGTCGATACCAACCGCGTCAAAAACGGCACTCGTGAAAAGCTGATCGAGTACCAACGCGAATGCTTCGACGTGCTGGCCAATCACTTCATGCCAACCCAATACGGCCTAAAGCAACTCCCCGAACCACCCACCTTATCCGCCCTACCCGGCAAGCTCACCTTGGAACAGCAAGACGTTATCAAAGCATTGGTCAAAGAACGCGCCGAAGCCTTGCCAAAAGAGATGCAAGCCGGGGCAACCATTCGTTGCTGGTCAGCGATCAAGAAGAAATTTGGTTGCACATATAAAGAAGTAGACTCGGCCAACTTCGTCAACATCATCAGCCTATTGTCACGCTTGCCGCTGGAAGGCGAACTCCTCAGCAAGCCAGAACCCGCCGACAACGCCATCGCCATCAAAATGCGCGACGGCAGCATCCTAAGGCTCACCTTTGACGAACACGCTGAAGAACCGCAGCGATACTTTGTCGATGCTTTCCAGGGTAATATCTACGTCAAAGCATTGGGTCATGACAGCTTCTCGGTAAATATAGCCGACTTGCCCAAGGTGTTAAGCGAACCGGGTGTCGTTGATCTAAAGTATCTACCGCTGATCGCCGAAGCCTGCATAAAGCGATGGAATGCGGCGAGCCTTAGAACTTAAATATCCAGATCACCCGGATCAAGGTTAGTGTAACGCTTCAAAGTTGACCACTGCTTGTGAAGCGTTACCTGGCACACTTGCTGAATCGATAGCCCGCGCTCAAACAGACGACTGGTGGCTTCGTGGCGTAGGTCGTGAAAGTGTAGGTCTTTAATGCCAAGCAGCTTGCAAGCGTTTCCAAAATACGTCGTGACCGTTTTCGGGCTGTAATCGAATACACGCTGCCCGGTTCTGGGCTGTCTGCACAATATCTTATACGCCGAACGCGGCAACTTGGCGCGCGCAAAAGCCCCCTTTTTTCGCGGGTCTTTCAGATCGCGGATCAGGATAGTTTTGTTATCGTGGTTCACATCGTCCCATTCCATCCGGCAAATCTCGCTGACCCGTCGCGTGCTGTAAATCGCAAACCACATCAGGTGAAGCATTGGCTTACCTCGAAAGTGCCGCGATAACGCCCACAGCTCGGCCTTAGTAGGCCTGCGCTCACGTTCGCCCGGTGGTGCAATCAAACCCTCTTTACGTAGCACCTCACGCGCTGAGGCAAATATCGACATATCAACGCCCAGGTCAATCACCCCTCGCATGGTTTTGGTCACGGTAGACAGCCAAATCAAATCATTCTTTGCGGTTTGCGGTGCGCATTCGTTGTTACGCTGGCTGATATGGTTGATCAGATCTTTAGCGGTCAGCGTGTGGATGTTAGTCTTGGCAAAGTCAGACCGTGCCAGCCGGTTGAGATCAAACAGCTTAGACCTGCCGTCCGGTTTAAAGCGTTCGATGTATTGCTCAATCAGCGACGAGATAGGCAAATAATCCAGCCGCCTGTAAACTTCAGACTCTTGCAGTTCGATCTCACGTCGTTTGCCCCAGTCGTCCGCCAGCTTCTTTTTATCAAACGTCTTGCTTTCACGGTGAATGACAGCGCCGTGTTTTTTGATGACAATCTGCGCCTGATACGAAACGACGCCGGTTTTTGAAATGCGTTTTTTGATGGATGCCATTTTCTTGGTACGACATAAAGATGAGTCGGACTATTGTCGTACCAAGATAGCAGATTAAGGACTTTTTACACAAAATGAAACAAGACGAAACCGAGATAAACCGGCATTTAACAAGCAGACGCTTTACGGTTGCCCCGATGCTCGATTGGACTAGCTTGCTTGATTTGCGTGGGGTGTGGCGTGTTATGTCGTACTGATGACGGACTGATCAAATGAATTTGACTTCAGGCGCATGGTAATACTGCCCTGATCGAATCTGACCAGATACACGTTTGGCCCTTTCTGGTGAGTCGTGCCGCGCCCAGTCACTATCTAGCGCTTCATCGGCTGCTCTGTCCCACTCTGCGCGTATTAAATAATGCAGGGTTTTTTTAAATTTCAGCAGGCCACTAACGCCCATTTGAAACGCCATGTTGATCAGTGCGTCTTTGATCACATCCGGCATCAGCGAAAAGCCGTGCCATTGCATCAACAGTTCACGCTCAGTGCGCATAATGTCGTCGATCAAGATTGACTCGGCCAGTAACTGATCGATTTTTTTCGGAATGTAAGTTCCCAGAAATTTAGGATTTTTATCAAGATTGTGACCGTAACCAATTGTTAAATCACCCTTGGTGCATCGATAAGCCTTTGACCGCCCGCCTTCCTCGAATTTAAGCTGTGCAATCAGCTGATCTTTCATACATCCTCGTGCTGATCAGTTTCGCGCCGTCTTCGCGGAATCGATGTCATGTACTCCTTGCACTCATCGCGATTAACTTTGCTTTCAATCCTTACCAGGATGATGTCCAGTTTGGAACTGAATCGGTCGTTCATTGCGTCAAGCTTGCTGAATAACAAATCAGTGACCCGCGTAAACTCGTCTTTTTTGACGTAGCCATTACTCATTTCATTTTCTAACGAATGCACTTTGGTGATCAAAACCGAGTCCTCTTTTTGCAGGTCTTTCAGTGCCTCCCAAACCGCTTTCAGCACAAAGCCACCGAGACCACCGATCAAGGCAATCGAAGACGCCAGTGCGGTATTAAATAGTGTTTGCACATCCATCAATTCTACTTATCGCTTGGCGTCTGGCATGGCAAAAAATGACACAGCAATCCCGACAAGTGCCGATTGAACACTTGCGTCTAATGGCAAGCCAATTGCACCCCCCAAGGTAAAAAACCCGGCCCATGTTGTTTTTTCTGCAAGCCAATTCATAACCCATCTTTTCATATTACACCTCCAGATTGCGATAAACCGTTTTGCCGTTTTCATGCGTAGCCGACAGCACCTGTCCTCGTTGATGATGTTCAGTGGGCATGCCCACATGCAGCCATTGGCCGAACTCGACAATGAGCTGATCAAACTTGAAGCCGGTTTGGTGGACGATGATCTCTGCCAATAGCCTTGGACTAATGCCATCGACGACAATATCCACCGCCAAGGCCTGCATGTGTGCGCTGGTTTTGCTGCCGCCCACGGCATGATTCAATATCGGGCAGCGGTAGCAGCTCAGAACTTTGATTGGTTTTTTAATGTGGTCACGCAAAGCTTGAAGCCAGAGCGCCGACTGTTTCAGGTTGCCTTCTATTTGTGGCGAGTGCGGCGTGTTGTCGATACCCAGCCTTGCTCCTGTATAGCTGAATAGCAACTCGGAGCGTGTGAAGTTTTGAGTCAGCATCATTGCAATAGGCTCCGTAAATACGCGCACTCTAGAGCAAGGGCTTCTTCATATCGAATGCCGTATCTATCGCCAGCTTCTGTAATTAACTCTCTTTTGCCGACAATATCTCCATCTTCATTGAAATCTAGCTGATGCTCATCTTCCCAAGAGTCATAGCAGAGAAGGCCGTAATCGAAAGCATTTAAGCCTTCATCCTCAAACGCCTCTTTAACACGCTGGGCGACTAGCCCAAAATGCCACCTTGCCCCATCCCCTTTTTTATGAACAGCGTCTTTGAACTTGAATTGCTGGTATTTGACGCGACCCCAGGCTCGTAAAACAGCAGGGGCGATGTCTGATATAAGCTCTTTTTGTCGCTCATCTGAAGTATTGATAGTCCCTGTTCCAGCGTAAACCGTCCCCCATCGATACGATGCCGAACCAAGATTCTGCGCATTGTCAGAACCTGGTCTGACAATACTGTTCCAGGTTATCCTGAATGCCTCCGTGGGAAGATTGCCATACCCAGTTGCCTTTCTAGCATAGAAAACTATGTCGCCTGCTGTGCCAAAAGCATCATTGGCCATCCCAACAAGTCCAATGCCTGCGTAGGTCTGCGCTTGTTCAGTGAGCGAACCTAGCTCAGATGTCGCGTACCAGACAGGGCCAACATTGGTTGAAGGAAGCCCGCCCAGCAGATAATCCACTCGCTTAAACTTCTGATCATAAAAATCAGTGATGGCTGCATACTTTATTTTTGTGCTTTCTTTGTTTCCGCCGCCAAAGATATTGTCTGTGTGATTTATCAGCTTTACAGTGTTTGCTGACGATGAAATATCGTGAGCCGTACCATTCGTGGCGGATGTCCGGTTTGCTGTAAAGTTATCAATGACCCCGTTGGCACATGTGCTATCAACAACAATTGCTGAAGATGCCGCGCCATAACCCCATCCATTGACCACGTTGCCGGTGCATGTAAAGTTATTAAGATTTTTCAGCCAAAAGCCATGCGAGTAGCAATCAGTGGCCGTATTGTTTCTAATCTCGATGTTGTAAATGGTAGAGGAAAATCCTAGATAATAGGCATTACCGAAACCACCAGACACGACATTGTCAATGACCTTTATGGTGTCTGCTCCACCACCAACGCCGAAAAAGATACCTTGCGCCTGATATGTTCTTACAACATTACGAAGGATGCTTCCAACCGAAGACTCTATGCCCTGATAGCAGTCATGAACCACGTTGTCCGCAATAATCAACTCCGTGCCAGCGACTGTTGAATTGAAATTCAACGCATTGAATTTAGTATTGTGGACGTAATTGCGCATAAACTGCACATTGCTTACCGGGTTGTAAGCATAAACAGCTTCGCCCCAAAAACCAGAAACATCTAAATCTGAGACAATTACGTTTTTTGCACCCCAGCATGCGATGCCCTTGCAATTTACGTCCTTAGTATAAAGGCCGGTTATGTTGGGTGTTCCTGTCCAGTCGCCTTGGACTTTTCCTTTGCCAAAAACTCTAAAGCCATCGCTTGTATGTGCGCCGCTACTACCAAATTCAATAAATCCGCGCTCCGCTTTCCCTCCAGCTAACGGCCAACCGCTTAATTGTGGAGCATCAGACATGCCGGTTGACATCACCACACCGTCGATCTGCCAAGTCACATCATCAACAGCATAGGATGTGAATCGGCCAGAACTTGACACAACGCACCCCGTTTCAATCCACAAATACGTTGCCCCTGGAACAGTGATGTTTCCAGTGATACTGAATGTATGTCCTGATGGAAAGACCAAAACCTTACCGGAGCATGCTGTGATTGCTGCCTGAATCGCTGCCGTATCGTCAGCAACACCATCACCAACCGCACCGAAGTCTTTTACCGACACAACTTCTCCTAGCTTTGCATGCACCGTTCGCGCCGTTGCGCCAGTGCCGGACTGCTTGAAGCCTATTAAAGCATCTCCTTTGGAGGTGTCGCTGGTGTTTGCCAGGTCGGTTGCCAGTGCCGTTGAGTAGGTGGGGTCGGCGTTTTGCAGACCATCCGCCGTCGCATTCCAGCCGATCAGGTTATAGGCGACAGGGGCCGGAAGTTCGACATTAGTGCCGTCTGGCGTGGTGATGGCTGTTTTTAATCCGCGACTGATTTGTTCAGATAATTGCTGGATGTAAATTACCAAACGATCCAGTGCGCTATTGATAACGGTTGGATAAAAACCGCCCTGATTAGTCAGGTTGACGCCTTGCAGGTAGTCCAGGCGTGTAGTGACAATCAGTGTTTCTCCGACTGCCAACGCCGTCAACAGCGTGACATTGCCGCCCGGTGTGGTGTCCTGATTGCCGTTCATCGTCGCCGTGTAGTGCGTGGTCAGCGCCAGCACGGTTTCAGCGCCTGTACTATCGGCTTTGACGACATACAAGTCTGAGGTGGCAAATACCTTGAAGGCGTAAGGAAAGACGGTGGTTGATCCGTCGCCTGCAAAAGGCCCGGCTTTACGATCTGTTGATGATATGGTCATGGCAGCAATCGGCGAATGAATTGCTGCCAGATTACGGCACGATGGTTACATCATCCGCACTTAGGGCAATGCGCGACTAAAATCAGGCGCTCGTTGTGGTGCGTCGGGTAGCGAAAGAAAATCGCGCCTGCGGTCAGGCTTCCACCAATACTGCTGACCAAACTCTTTTCTCGCTCTGTTCTCCATGCGGCGAAGATAGCCAGGGCTGGCGGACTCTTGCAGGTTTTGGAAGATCAGATGATCAAACGCGGCTTTGGTGTACCACAACGATGAGCCTGGCGTGAGCTGCTTCATCGCCTTGATAGCCTCAGCACCGGCCTTGGTATCTTCGCCCATCGCCATCTCGACCAGGTTGCCTTGCGTCAGATTGGCAATCTCTTCGGCAAAGCCTGCCGTCGGGCCTAACAATGCCGCCAGTTTGCCTTGCCCATGCTGACTGTATTGACTGCCTAGGAAGTCGCCATAAATACCCAGCGAGCCGCCTTTCAGCATCGCCTTGAATAAAAACTTGGTGTCGGTCATGTCCAGCGGATCGCGGCCATTCGCCAGTTCATTCAGCTGCACGCCTAACGCACCGGCAATGGTCGTTCCGGCAATGATGCTGGCAACATAAGCAGCAGCAGCCGCTTTGTCGCCTCGGTTCCACATGCCCATGGTGCGGTTGCCGTGGCGCATCAACAAGGCAACCGCAAAGGTCTTGAATTGCCACAGTGATTTGCCCAGCTCGCCATCGGCCATGCCTGACATAAAGGATCGCTCACGCGCGCCCGGTTCGATAATGCCCAGACTGCTTTCATCGAGAATAGCGCTCATCAATCGGTCGGCTGCGGTTTGCCGGTCTTTGGCGGTTAGTCCTGCCGCTTGCAGTTTGGCATCGGGGATTGCCCGCACTTGCTGGCTGGTCAAATAATCGGTGCCTTCCAGTCGCTCAGCATCGGCCATCTTCCAGAGTGTCCAATCGGTTTCGGTGATGCCGCGCGATAACAGCATCGGTCGGTCGCTGGTCGGTATGCTGGCGATGTCGGCATGCTTGCGCGTTAAATCCCACAGGCCGTTCATCATCACTTTGCCAAATGCCTGCTTCCTGATCTCGGTCATTGCGGGCATGAAGCTGGCACGTACCACCGCGCCGCCGACCTTACCCGACCAACCTTGCACGATTTGATCGGTGGCATAACGATTGACGCCGCGAATCATCGCATCCAAACCCAGCCCAAGACGACGGGCCTGCTCGCGCCGTTCGCCGCTGGTTATCAGCTTGGTTTCTTCCATGAAGTAGTCAAATGTACTAACGCGATTCATGTGCAGCGTGACCGCCGCCATCGCATCGTCTGAAAAAGTCGAAAACAGCGACGAGCCCAGCTTCATCAGGTTAAGGTTGCGCGCCACTTGCAAGGTTTTTGCCAGCGTCGGATGTGCTACCGGCGGGCGGATGCC